TGCTCCAAGTGTTAGATGTTCCATTAATATCTTTTCCTGTTCCACTGTTGTTAATGTTTATGAGATTTCCACTCATCGTGGTAGAAGCGGTAACAGTTAAGACATTGTTAGAACCAGTGCCAGCGTCTAAGAAGGTGAAAGTAGTTCCAGTGATAGTCATCGTCTGGTCACCACCAAAAATCTGTTCAAGTGAAGGAATAGAAGTTCCACCACCAGAACCACCGAGAATAGTCCCAGTGCCAAGAGATGAAAACACCAACTGGCCGGAAGCATTCACATAAATACCGTAATCCAAAGTTCCAAAGTTATTAGCAGTTTGAACCTTTCCGAAGCGAAGCAAACCCTCTTTAAGGTTTATGTTGCTCGGAGTAGAAAACGGCTTGTTGTTAATTATTGTAGACATATCTTTCCGAGGGGTGGTTGTATGAGATTGCTCCCCACGATTAGCCACCCCTCAAATTAAACTTGAATAAACTTAATATGTAGAACTGTCGCCCATAGAGGCAACCCAGCTTCTCGCCACGTCATTGTGGCCGAGGTCGAACAACGAGTGTCCAGCCCACTGCAATTCACGAGTCTTGTAAACAACATTGACGGGGTCAACATTATTTCCTTCAGACTCAATGAATTGGAAGCCTTGCTGGTCAGTCAACGCTCTTGAGCTGTCGAACATAAACCACTGAGCATCCGAAGTCAGATAATCCAAAGTGATAATCTTGAAGGAAGGAGTTCCCGCACCGTCATTGTTGTTGCTTTCCGGCAAAGTGCCTTTCTTGATAGCCGCCAAAATTTCTCTGGCCTTGAACTCGACTGAAGAACCTTTCTTGCAGACGAGGGTGTCCAACGAAGCAGGATACGGATTACCACGAGGGTCAACGAAAGCAGCCCCAGTCTTAATAGCGGCTTTATAGCCGGCGTAGTCGAACGGCAGAGAATAAGTAGTTCCGTCATAGACGACATTGTTCATATTCGTGCCACCGTCTTCTCTCGTATGAGCAGTGCTGAAAGCTTCTAAGCTATCTCCACCAGTGATGGTGATAGTCTTGGCACCATTCAAAAGGTCATAGTGCGTATAAGTGGCATCAAAGCCATTTATCAAGCGTTCAGCCGCCAATTTTTCTTTCTTGCGATTTAAGGCGTTAGTAATCTGCTTAGTGATATTGCTAACATCTCTTTTCTTAATCGCAAACTTCCAAGTGATGTAAGAGAAAGCCTCTAAGACATCGACTTGCTGTTGTGTGTAGGTCTTTTTGTTTGTTTCGATTGCCACGTCTTCTTTTATTGACGCATTTTCAGCGGTAAAGGAAGCTTCGCTAATACCAGAGATACCCGCATCCTTTTCGTAGTAGTCAGTAGTCGTTCTGAAATTCATAAACGACTTCAACATTAATTCAGGGGTAGACTCCTTCAAAAAGTAATTTTGAACGGATTTATCAATGGCATTAGCGGCCTGAGCAACCATCATAGGACTCATCGGCATATAATTTTAATGATTAGTTAATTAGGTTAAGGCCACGATGAACTCGCCCTTAATTTTCTTATCGGTTGTAGCACCAATAACGCCAGTTTGCATGAAGATACCGTTGGTAGCATCATCAGTTCCAGTGTTATTAATGGTGTGTGCGTTTGCTCCAACCACCATTCTCATATTGTTATGAGCAATATTAGAATTGTTAGTTGAGGTTACGATGTAGGTAGCTCCAGGAACAATGTCAAAGATAAGAGCCTTGGTGTCCGTAGATACAACGGCATTAACAGTGATACCACCGCCTTGCATTAAAGAAACGGTAGCAGAAGAGGTAGCCGCCGTAACGGTTCCAGCACTTCTACTAGCCATAACTAAATCACCAATAGCCAGCGTTTCACCACTAACTACTCTTTCTTTTGTTTCACTATCTCGTCCACCGACTCTTGAAATTCCAGCCATATATTTATTTTAAGTTAGGTTATTTAAGCATTTCTTCGACTTCACCCTCGTCAAAGCCTTTAAAAACTAAATTAGGATGGCTACTGGAAATAAACGTCTTGTTTCCACCAGCAACAACTTTTTCAGTCTTGTCGGGCTTATCCTTAGATGAGCCGGAACCTCCGTGAGAAATATCACCAACTTTGCGCTTCTTGGCCTCAATCTTATCCTTTTCTAACTCTTTTTCTCCCAGTTCCTCCTTAACATCTCGGTCTACTCTTTCAAAAATAGACGTGATTTGCTTAGAGTTTTTACCGTTAAGATTGTAGTCAGAATTAAGAATAGATTTGAAACGACCCCAATAAACGTCATCTTTATCGTTTTCAGGAGCATACTCAGGGTGTTCTTCGATGAAACCATTAAGGGTTGCATCGGCCATTTCCTTGTAGGTGTTTGATTTTTTAACATAACCCTGTTTAGAAGCGATAATATCGACTACTTTCTTAAGACCCACGATTTGATTTTCATCATAACCTAAATTCTTAAGCTCTTCATCAGTTTTATCGTCTTCTATGGCAACGGGCTGTTCTTTAATCAATTCACCTTGCTCTTTTTCACGACTAGCACGTCTAAGTCGGGTAACCTCGAGCCTTAAAGCTCTCTCCTTTGGTGTTTCTCCCGGAACGTCCTTGATTTCTGCTGGTGAAGCTTCCTTTGCAGGAATTTCAGCAGGCGTTTCATCTTCCTCGGTCTCAGTTTCTTTTTCGGCAGGAGTTTCCTCCTTAACTTCTTTGTTTTCTTCTGCCTCTTCAAAAGCCTTGATATCCTCGGCTGACAAATCGCTTTTTACTTCTTCTGAAAATTTTTCCATATTTTTACTTCATTTAATTTTACTTCTTAGAAGATAAGAAGATTTTATAATATATTAATCTTTTTTAAAATAATTTATCCAGTATTCTCTGTTATAATTTGTTTTGCTGTGGCAACTGACACAAAGAGTAATTAAATTATCGGGATTAAGATTATCTTTGTTATAATCAATATGGTGAACTGATAATTTTTTATGTATTCCTTTTAGTTCGTCTTGATGCAATCCGCATTCTTGACAGATATAATTATCCCTCTTTCTAACACTTTCTCTTAAATCATCAGTCCATTCATTGGGATATGGTAAGTAAGCTATTCCACCTTTCCACCAACAACTTTTTTCTCCTTTATGAGATAATGCATTCGCTTTCTTTCTTTCATCTGTCCAAGACTTACTAACAGATTCACCTATTTTTCTTTTATGTTCTTCCGTAACTATTTTATTTCTCATACTTTCTTTACACTTCTCTGACCTATGTTTTCTCATTTTTATTTTATCCTCTTCTGTGTGCTTTTTACCTATATGAGCTAAACTCATTTTAATCCTTTGTTCTACCGTGCGGTGTGCCCCCTTCGTATTCATACATTTGATTTTACGTCCCAAAAGAGAGGACGAATTAATTAATTACTTATCTTTACTGAGGGCTAAGTAGCCCTCTAAAAAACAACTAATTATTCTCGCAATAACCACGAAAGTTGTATCAAGTTTTTCGGTTCAATCTTCAAATCGGACAAATCGGAAAGTTTTATCTCTGGAACTTTCACGTCAACATCGGCGTCAAGAACAACGTTAATCTTTTCGTTAAAGGTGACGGCGTTTTCTTTGGTAAAGTCAAATTTGCCAGTTTCTTTTCCCTCGGCATCCTTATTGATAGTTCCCAACTCCTTAATTAACTCGTTTCTCTTCTCTTCGTAAGTCTTAATCGTGTCAGAGATATTCTTGATAAACAAACCGATGTTAAAGCTGACTAAAATCGGCAACTTCTGCTCGGCTAAATTGTTAAGAGCCTCTAAGCCATTGACTATTTCTTTTAATTTCATATTTTTAGTTTTTAAATTTAAATTAATAAATCTCTTTAAGTTGAATTTATCCTTCATTTTAAAGATATTTTTCTGTTATAGGATAAATTAAGCGCAACTGCTCTACACCATCTGTCAATGCTTCCTAAAATATTATTCTGGTCAACCTTTTTGCTTCGCAAGTCTTGCTTATACATTATTCTGTTGGCGTCAATCATATTTGAAAGCTTCATCGGAACCTCTATCGTGAAAATGCTCTGATTGACGTTATACCAAGCCTTGAACCCATCCTTTTCATCGAAATACTTCTGAAAGATGACGAGTTGTTTGCCGGCCAGGGGCTGAAGCTCAACTTCCTCTGGAACTTTTGTTTCTTCCAGCAAATCAGCTTCTAGTGTCTGACCGATAACCTTGTCTTTGTTCACCAGCGTTTCAAGAACGCTTAGAATTTTATTGTTTGTTTCTCTTTGTTCTGCCTTGAACTCTTCTAAGTCTTTGTTTGGTTCTTGCTTTGCAAGTTTTGCGGCTTCACGCCCAGCCGCCATCTTGGCTTTTTGTTCTTCTGTCATAAGGTTACGATTGTTATTAACGTCCGAAAAGCGGACGATTATTTAATTAAATTCTTTAAAAACCACGATTTGTGAATTCAATGTAATTAAAGCTGTCTTTTTTCTTTTTAAAATCAATTTCAATCATTAGGAATGGCAAAAAAATAGAAAGTATTCTACCACCCGCTCCTTCTAATTTATTATAACCAAATCCAATCCAAAAATAATTTAATAAATCAATAGTTATAATCGCCCTTTCTTCTTTTTTCATATTATTATTTAATTAAATTCTTAGCTTCTTCAAGTGTTAAAAGTTCCTTGTTTTTCTCTAACCACTTTTCATAAACTTCTTTATCAGTCGGAACTTCGATGATAAATGTTACATCTTCACCTTGCTTTATGTCCTTGCTTGCCACAACTTTGACAGCCTTTCGCATCATCACAATCTGCTTTTCAGTCACCTTGACCATATCACTCATCTGCTCTTCATCGGCGTAAAGCATTAATAAGGCATATAAGTCGTGCGAGTCAATCGTGGCTTCTTTATCGCCTATCTTTACTCTGAACTTCTTGCAGGGAGTTGACTCACCATCATAATTTGCTTCGACAGTTAGTCCTTTATATTCAAATTTCTGATATTTACTAATCATTTGTTTGACGCCCAATTACCATATTTATTAAACTTACTAACTGCTTCATTGTAAGCCGCTGCGCTAGAGAAATTCTTTGCTATCGGCTTCTCCATAGTTTCCGGAGCTTCCTTCATCAGCATAGACTTTTGCTTATCGCTAGCCCTTCCCATCGCCTTTGTAGGAACAAATTTTTGAGTCGGGTCAACAAAACCACTAACTTTTTCTTGATTATCAACTTCGTCTGTTAAAGCATTTCCTTTAACATTTAAAACTGTGTTGTTCATAATATTATATATTATTTCTTACTTCGTCTTCTAAGTTATTAAAAAATTGATGTAAGTGATGACGACCTCCTTCGGCGAACGCCCTGTCCCAGATGCTATTGAACTCTGTATCTCTTTTAATCGTATCATTAAGTCCGAGGCTTGCGATGTAATCATCTCGATAACTTTCAACAGCCTCCCACGCTCTATTAGTTTGAATTTCTTCTAATAGACGAATTTTTGCTGGTATCATAAAACTATTTCATTGACTTTAACGCCTTAGAATTAGCACCTTGATTGCTTGCAAGCATGGTTTTTATAGGGCTTGCTATCGAACTAGGAGCGACTACTGTACCTCCACCTGGAGCCCCAGCTTGCCCACCTGGAGGCGTTCCTACCGACGGAGAACCTGCCGGCGGAGAACCTGCCGGAGCATTGGCGTCAACCATCAAAGGAGCGGCGGCATTAGCGGCTTGTGCCTGAGCCTGCTGTGCTTGTTGGTCTTTCATAGCCATATCTTGTTTATACTTCATCAGAGCATCAGGATTTTCAGCCATCTCGACTATATTCTTAGGCAACCAATTCTCAGGTTTCTCGTCTTGTATTTCAAGTATCTGCTTCGCCGGAGCGTAAAGTGAAACAGCGACATCAACTCCGCCCTCTGGGGTGTAAATCGCACCAGTTTTCGGGTCAACGTGCTGATATAGAAGTGAACTCATCTGATACACGACTGGACTGATTACATTGTATAGTTCAAGTTTTCTCTGTCTATCAATTTCAGGATTAGGGCTGATAATTGACATCGCCTTAATCTGAATCTTACCTTCCCACTTCAACGAACCAAGCGGCAACTGCTTGTCTCCGTCTCCAAGTTGTAGAAAGCGTCTGTTGGGACTTTCAATTAAGAACCCATCTTTATCTTCATCAAGCCCAAGGTCAAGTTTAGGATTAAACTGTGCTTCCATTCCTGTTGACTGGCCGTCTTCACCGGCTGGAAGTTGAGTGACTTTGTTAGCCACTACTCCATTCTCCTTTTGATAGGCATCCATTTCTTCCTGAGTCAAGAAAGTCTTAATCTCTGGTATGGAGTAAATCTGATTAGCCCAAGAGAGAGTAAGGTAGGAGTCCATTTCAATAGCCTTAGAAATGTTAAGCATCGGAATGTTAAGTCTTTTGAGAGCGGCATCCTTAGCGTGAAGTATTTCTCCGAGCGTCTTGCCACTAACCTGCCCTTGAAGTGTCGGAGTTACACCGGTAATTTCGTCCATATCTTCCTTAATCTGAGTAACTCCGTCCCAGCCACGAGGGTCAAATTGTATCTTGATTTGCTCAACAGTAGAGCCTGGAAGCTTCTGCTCAATCGTGTTCGGACTTAAAGTAATCTTGCCCTCACCTGCTTTCGGAGTTCCAGAGTAGAAAAGCATCGGGTAAATAGCCATCACCAACTGGTCAATGGTCATATTCTTCAGGCGGTCATACATCACCTTATTGTTCTTAATCAACTCGTAAAGGCCAATACCGTAAATAGTATTAGGATTTCTAATGAGCCAGTAAAGCCACCAAAGTGTCAATTTGCCTTCATCATTAGGAAGAGGAGAATAGTAAAGCGGTATCTTCTGGTCTGGGA